GCCTGCGCTTTTGCATCCACCGGCAAATCACGGTAGTTTACGGATACTTTAGGCTGTTGCTGTGCTTCTTTTTGTGCGGCTAATTGCTGCTCTTGCAATGCTTGTTGTTGTTGCATAGCCATTGCTTTTTTCTGCTGTGCTTGTGGTGACTTCGGATCAACAAGATATTGTTCTGTGCTACGAATCCCCATCTTTTCAAGAAGTTCCTTGCTGATGTTGTACCAGCTGTTTTCATCAACTATGCCCGCCGCTTCAAGCCTTGGGTAAAGCTGCTGTATTAAGAGCATCAAATATTGAATCTGTGCTTCTTTCGTACCCGCCCCCTGGCCGACATTGACGATAAGGTCATAGTCGATATTGAGTTCATTCTTACTAATCGATACATTTTCATTTGTCAGGCGAATAATTTGACCTTCATCGAGAAACTTTTGACAAAGTAAAATTAAAAACTTTATGATCGGTATCCATGTCGTTTCAGCAAGTAACCTAGCAATCAAACGAATCTTCTTATCAGCCGCCCCCATAATCGCATTGATACCAGTTGCGGTCTTGTTTAGTGAATTGCTATCTAGCCCCTGGTTATACCTAGTGCTACCCGATTGATTTTCAATTTCGTTTTGAGCGTATTGCACAAGGTCCATCGTGTATGGGCTAATGGGAATAGCAGGTGCAGTATAAACATTTTGCGCTGGATTCGCACCGGACGGGACAACTTCTTCGCCATCGATCATAGCGTCTATATCCACTTTGGTTTCATCGACAAACTTCTGCGGCACATTGTTTTTCGCTGTAGCTATAATGATTTGCCTTACTAGTGCTGTCTTTAAATCTTGCAGCTGTTCGAGTGTATCTGCAAAACTACTGTCACCAAACACGCTGTATGAGTCATATTCTGGACTGAATATAAAAAATGGTGGCATTTCAAATGTATTATCTTGAACACGCAAGGCTGTATCACCAACCGCATGGACAATCACATTCTCATACACACCATCATTGTTATAATCTACCTTGAGATAAGCCTCATAGAGCTCAACATCTTTCGAGGCATTATCATTGTCACTGAGCTTGTTTTTGGCACTGTTCAAATTCGCATTGTGTTTGGTATCGAGCGTGGTATAAGTTACATCACCAGTACTTTCCTCTAATGCTTTATCAACATTTTCGTAAATGCCCTCATTTTCTTTACGCTTTAAATAATCACCTTTGACGATCTTTCTGTGTGCAACGAATTTGGCTTCATGTATATTCTTGGTCTCTTGCGTAAAGCGAAGCTCTGACGGGGATAGATTCTCCATCACTGGAATATTACACTTCACATTCACCACATCAAAGGTTATTTTCAATAAGTCGCCTTGATCTGTAATAGGTTCAACCTTCGTGATTTCAATAGCTCCCTGTTCTTGCGCAGTCATAAGCATTTGCATTGCGTTAGCATCTGCCATAATCTGCATAGGTTCGCGCTCCTCGTCACGTTTCCAATGGATTTTAGCCACACCGAAGTTTGTCTCAAGACCTTCCTTTATGAGCGTATACATAAAAACGAAATAGCTGTTTTTCCTTTGCACGAAGTATTTCACCAATTCTTGAATTTTCTTGGCTTTATCGTCATCTTCGATCTGAACGCCTAAAATGTCTACTGGATCATCACTACCCGTAAATACTTCAATAAGCGATGGTATGAGCCAATCAATCGTGGTCTTAACATCCCTGCTGATCCACTCTGATGACTCTGACAAACCTGGAAATTTCTTTTGATACAAGCTCTTTGGTGCTTTGTAAATATCCATACGTTTGCTTATTTTAGGCTCAACAATCGCTTTGTAGTAATCGTTGGCCACACTGCGACCAGCTTTATACGCTACCATGATTTTTTCAAGTTCTTCCGGCTTGAGCGTCTTTAAACTGATTTCACTATCTGCACCATTTTGTGCTACTTCAAATTGATTATCTGTATTGTTCAATAGGTTTCACCACCTTCATGGCGTATATTCAGCAATCACAACACTGGCTGCAGCACTTGCAATCAAGTAGATGTCCGCACTATTATTCACCGGAATCACACGCGTTGATCCGGCTGCAATCGCGATACCAGTACCGACCGCAACATCCTTGTCACCAAAGAAAACCGTGCTAGTACCAGCCGCGTTATTGATTTCAAGTGTCGTACGCCCTTGCCTATTTTGCACATTGGCGCAAGCTCTGACTGCTTTTGTAGAGACAGCAAGCTTTGTAGTAAACACTTGCCCTACTTGGCTTCCATAATCCATCATTCATCCACCTTTCTATCCACCATACAATCTTTGGTAAAGCACTGAGGATACTGCAACTTAATTGCATTTAGCCCAAGCAGTGCAGCATTTATAATCGCTATGCTTTCCGCCGTTTTATAACATACAAAAACAATATGCCCTTTTTTATGATGCCGAATCTCTGTCTTTCTGTCGTAACACTTACATCCCTGTGCAGCTGTCTGCCCAATAGCCGATACAGCTGCACAGACAATATCATCACCTTTTGCATAATCTGCATGACCACGAATATACAGCCCTGTTTTTTCAGGCTCTTTATACGCTTTAATTTCTCCAAATGTAATCATCTACATGCCTCCTGCCTTTCTAGTCTTACCTGCGCGTCTGAGCTTCTTATATTTGGTATTTGTATTGACCTGAACCGGAAATGCAAACGTTAAACAAAATGCATCACCAAGATTCGGGGATGGTATTCCACGCTTTTTCATATCCTGTTTACTTTCCAGTTGCAACTTACCACGCGTATTTATAAAGGCTTCTGGTGCTGTCAGATCGTTGTAGAGCGTTTGGTCATCATCTATTTTCCCGCCCTCTTTCAGCCAATCTTTCGCATCGGACCACATTTCAGCCCTTTTATTTGCAAAACCTTCTTTTGTTGCCGCCTCAGCGAACGCTACAAGCTGCCAATTATTGCGCCCCATACTAACACCTGCACTATATATGCCAGTTCCGTAGCCCATATCGATAAATACAGCCGACGCTGAATAGTCATCTTGGAACTTTGCAATGCGACCTGCCATGAGAATATCATTATCATTTTTTGGATAGACTGCGAGTTTCTTACTGAACAATCCCTGTCTAAGCATAATCGCAAAACTATCGTCACCACTCCATGCCGGATCAACACCGATAATAGCAGGTGCAAAGCTGTACTGATTTTCAACAACTACACAATCTCGTGCAGCTGTCGCAAGTGCTGTTGATATAAACTGATCCACGGACGCACTTGGAAATAACCCACGAACACGGACCTTAACAAAGTCGCTGTCCTCGCCATAATCGTCCACCCATTCTTGTATCAGTTTCTTATTACTGATTCGAACGGTCCGGCTATCAATCTGCTTTGTATGCCAACGATTCCGGTACTTATGAAAGCAATCAAAAAAGCGTCCAGTATTCCGTGTTGGATTACCGAACGCACACCATATGATTTGTGTATTGCTGTCTGTTAAAGCCCCTTCTGTAACTTCCCATATCTTATCTGAGATGGCTGATGCTTCATCGAATATAACTAAGATTCGTTTACCTTCATTGTGCAGCCCCGCAAATGCTTCTGGATTTGATTCACTCCATGGAATTGCATCAATGCGCCACGTCTTTTGGTGGTCAGCATCAACGCTAAAGAGCGCGGTTGCTGTGTAGGTGAATAAATCCTTGCCTATAAAGAGTCGGTACCACTTTGCGAGCTCTGACCATGTTTTACTTTTGAGCTGCGTATCCGTATTTGCAGTGACAACACCGCGCGTATCTTCATAAGTTGCAATAGCCCACAAGATAATCCATGACACCAGAGCTGATTTACCAATCCCATGACCTGATGCAATGGCTTCGCGGATAACTTCATCAACCGTTTTAATACCATCTCTAATATCTTCTAGCAGTTCTATTTGCCACTTGTCGGGACCATCTTTACCCTTTAGTTCATCCTCTCCCCATGCAAAGGCTGCATACACAAAGCCAAGCGGATCATCGCTAAACTCTGCTAAAAATTCAATGAGCTGCTGCTTTTCATCTTGTTCATTTGTCTTTGCAGGCATTTCGCACACGCTCCCTTGCTTGTTTTAGTGTATCGGCTATGCTACTTTTAGAATCATGCTGATCTTTTGCCTGTAAAATAGCAAGCCGCTTTTGCTCAATCTCAAGTTTAGCCTGATCCATACGCTCTTTCTGGAGCTGTGCTTCAATCTTGCGTACAAGATCAAGACCACGCTGAATTGATTTCTCGTAAAAATCATCTTTGAGGCTGTAGTTGTAAGGACCATCACCACTTGACATAACGCCTTGCAATTGTTGCTGTTCTTGCTCACGAATCAAGCGATTGACCTTATACCTAGCAACCTGCAATTCATACTCAAGCCCTTCTATTTTCCCGGACTCTTCAAGTAGCTCCATATCCTCTGCGGGGATGATTTTTGCGAATAATCCATGCGTAACAGCATTTCGATTACCAGGCGGTGCATGACCGCCACGATTGCCCAAGGCATATTGATTACCCTTTGGTGCTGGCTTTGGTGCACTCTTTTTTGTGTGCACACCTTTTTCATTTTGTGTGCATACTTTTTTTGACCAGCTGTACCTCGTTTTCCACGATTTCACAGTATTGAGAGAAACGCTGTATTTCTCGGCAATCTCTTTATATTTTAGGCCAGCTTGATAGTCTTGCTCAGCCTGTTCTATCTTTGTCACATAATCACCACCACCTGAGTGTTTGTTTTGGGGTATAAAAAAAGCACCCCGAAGGATGCTATAGTGTTAACTGCTTTCAAGTTTTTTAAGTGTCTCTTCAGCTGCTTTAATTTCTATTTCACGCATTTTGATAATACCACGATACCTTTCAATCATTCCCTGACAAAATGTTTCTGACGCAACCCTTTCATCGCTTGTCTCGATAAGTGTTATTTGTGCTTGACTAACACTTATCGACTGTTGGGCATCCTCAATTACCTTTCTACATTCTAACACCGTAATTCCATATTTATTTTCCACAACAAA